GGAAGATATAAGAGTGCCAATACGGCGGAGGCCATAGGGACAACATTACAGGTTGTACCATTTGACCCTTATTCTTTCCCAGAAGTTAATCTTAAACAGATTTCGGGCCAGGCGATTGATGGTGATACTTATGGTGCTACCCTGCAATTAAAACACTTAGATATACAAAATTCTAATGGTGACGCTATAACAGCACTTGCTGGTGGAACAAACAAGATTGGAATGCACATTGCTGGTTCAAATGGTGGTTCCGGCATATTTGCTGATGGTGGAGAAACTGGTGTAGGTATTTTAGGAAGAGGAGAAGAAGGCGGCATTGTTGGATTCGGCGTTCATAATGGGCCCGGTATTCACGCCATAGCTGGTTTAACAAGCGGCAATGGTTTTGTATGTGAGAAGGGTCCGGAAGGTAAAGACATTGATGCTGACGAAATTGATGCGATATTATCACGAATCGGCACTCCGGTAGATATAGATTCGGGCGGTTCTACGTTGGCGGATAATCTGAAAAAGATTGCAGATGACAATGGTGGTGCAAGCTTTGATGCGACAACTGACAGCCTTGAAAGGCTTGCGAATACAGCACCGATGGGAACGGCAATGCGTGGGACGGATGGGGCAAATACGACCGTTCCCGACGCGGCGGGTACGGCGGCGGCATTACATGCGACAACGGATGGAAAGGTCGATGCCGTGAAGGCCGTAACAGACGATATGAAGGTCTTGGATACCACAATCGCCTCTGTTACCACGCCAGATACGGTGTTTACCTTGACCGCCGGCTTAACAGGTAATGACGACCCGAATAATGCTGTCGTTTCAATTTACGACGATACCGGCTCAATCTGGAGCGGACCGAGAAGGGCGTCTGATTACGTTCACGCATCCAAGACATTAACGATAGACGCAGACACAGCCTTCCCGTTGGCTGCCGGTGATAGGGTGGTAATCTGGAATGTCTCTTATGCGACTACCGCGGCGGCGAGTGCTATTTCTGCCGGTGATATAGCCGATATAGTCGATGGGGTATGGGACGAATCACAAGCCGACCACATTGCGGTAGGCTCCACCGGCCTCAAACAAGACCATTCGGATCGACATTACAGACCTTAGACTACGGGAAAGACAAAATGGTTGAATTTGACAAACCTCTCATTAAAGAGCGATTGTGGCTTATGACTTGTGTTCTTTGCAATCATACGTTCTATGTGCCAATTGAAGGGAAAGTTAAAATCTCAGAACGCATCCGCAACTTCTTTCACCTAAAACCTAAAATCCAACATATCTGTCCTGCCTGCAATATCGGGCGGGCTAAAACAACAAGAATCGTTACAAGAAAAAAACTGGTCGATAAATGAAAGGGATAAACCTATGAGTGAATCATTAAGTACAATACGGACGAAGTATCGTCTTCTAAGAGATACGGTTTCCTCGGCAGATACCGACCTTGCTGCTGATACTAAAACGTGGGCCACTTTCGTTTCGACCTATCATCCCGAGAGCGGAAGTTCTGCAATAGCAATCAAAACAGATCCGCGGCACAACCAAGCCACAATCATCTTCGACCACAAGAACGTAGATACAGATACGGCGTCCTTCATTATTTACGCATACAGAGAGGGTGGGCCGGCGGAGAAGGTTTGTGACAGCACGTTGATTTCCGGCAAGCAACAGACGGACGATTCAACTGCCCGTTTCTACGCCGACACAATTGGCACTTTGACGAGCGTATGGCCCGCTACCGTAGCTGAATCGGATTCTGCTGGCGCAGACGGTGTTGCAAAGATTACATTTGACTTGCGGGGATACAAGTATCTGCTCTGCCTGTTCACTGCACTTTCTTCAGGCGACAATGCGAGGGCCTGGATAGCGTATCACTAAGATGACTTCGAGAGCAAAAAAGTTTCAACCCGCACCTTTGACCTATAGGGACCTTCAGATTATGGAATCTCAGGAAATTCAACGTCATACACGCCAGCAAACCGCAGACCTGCTCAATGTCAGCGTGCCGACAATCAGCCGAACAAAGAAGAAAGCTGCATACAGGGAGCTTGTCATCGCAGCGCTCGAGGAGAAGGGCGTAACAGCGGCAACTGTTGCCGAGAGCCTTAAAAACTTAATGGAGGCCAATAAGCACATCAACGTCAAGAACGAGGGGCTACAGGAAGTTAGCGACAATATCGTGCGGTTCAACGCTACGGCGAAGATAGGCGATATCATGGGCGTTGACGCCCCGAAAGAATTCGACCTCAAGCATACAATGGCCGCAATGGGCGACGAGGAACTGCAGGAGGCGGTCAATGCTTCTGCGAGGGACCTACTAAATGGAAACGTCCAACATCGTATTACCAGTACACCAAATACGGAAAACATTGTTGCAAATACAATCGCTAATGCAGAATCCGAACTGGTGGAACAACCCCGAGAACAAGCAGTTCGCCCAGCAGATAGTGGAGAGGTCTAAAGAATTCTTTTACAGATACGAACCGTACTACAATCGAAGGGATGGCAAACCCAGTTGGCAATGGGAATTCTTGGAGGCGGCAAAAGATTATAGAGGGCGTTTGGCTCTGGGTGGCAATCGCATTGGTAAATCCGACCAAGGAGCCTACGAATGCGCCTTAGCCATAACGGACAAACACCCATTCAGAAGATATCGCAAAAATGGAAAGATTTGGATAGTCGGACTCGATTTCAATATGGTTCGGGATGTTAATATCCCGAAATTTGACAAGTTCCTGCCGAGAAACTACAGGGTAAAATCGGAGTACAGCAAAGCCGATAAAATCTGGTGGGTAACCGGCGAGGACAGGGAATGGAAAGTACAATTCAAATCTTCTGACTCCGGCCGGGCGAAATTCCAAGCCGATGATGTTGATTGCATCTGGTTCGATGAAGAGCCTGAAAAAGTAGATATCTTCAACGAATGTATGATGCGATTGATAGACCGGGCAGGCAATTGGTGGATGACAGCCACGCCAATTAACGGAACTGCTTGGCTCAAAGCGCTTTCGGAAAGAGATGACATTTTTGTTACGTCAGGGGCAATGTGGGATAACCCACACATTCCTGAAGAGGAAATAGTAAAGGCGGCAGCCGAGCTTGGCGAAGAGGAACGCCTTGTTCGTATCGAGGGTCAGTATATCGTCTTTGGTGGCAGTCCTGTATTCAATATCCGAATCCTGACCAAGATGATTGAAAACCTGAAAAATGACGAGCCAACATCAGTAGGGATAATTCAGTGCAATGCCGCAGCCTAAACCAAGATTCATACTTGCAACGCCCCTGGATAAGCACAGGCCGGATTTGGTTACTATCTACCACCACCCGGAACCGGATACAAAATATACTTTGGGCATAGACGCAGCGACAGGTTTCGGGGCGGACTATACTTCGCTAAAGGTTTTCAGTAATCGGATGCCCTTCGAAGAGGTCGCCTGGCTCAGAAGCAAGCGGATAACAACAGTCAAAGGTTCAGAAGTTGCTAACGCCTTGGGTCGATATTACAACACAGCATTCATCGTTCCTGAGACAAGGCACCCCGGAAACGCTTACGTCGATAACTTAATTGAGGTTTACGGCTATGGCAATCTTTATCGAAGAAAACAGGTCCTCGATGAAGACCCTACGGTTTCAAGTAAATACGGTATCTGCACAACGGAAGCCGATAAGCACCTTCTGGTACATCAGACAAAGGCTTTGATGGAAAATCCTGACGGGCCTCAAGTCATATTTCACGACGGGATTCTTCTGAACGAGTTTTGCAATTACGTTTATGTCGAGGACAAGAGGAAGATGGGGGCCGGAGAGGGCTTCTTTGACGACACCGTGATGGCCGCTATGCTGGCCCTACACGGCTGCTCACTGCGTCCACAAGCCCCGAGACAGGAAATTGAGCATTATAACCCTCAAGAGGAAGACTTGGCCCACAAGCGGTATCTGCTGGCTAAGAACAAGCCGCTGCCTGGAAAGAAAGGAAAGTTCGTGAGAGTATGAATGAGAACGAAGCGTTTTTCAGACGTTGCTGGCTTACATTGAAGGCAGCGTCAATAACTACGAGAAAAAAGAAACTCCTGGAACAGATGAACGAAATTGAATGTGCCGCCGGGAGCGTCAGAGTTACAATATCATCGCCTGTCAAAAAGAGCGAGGGAAGCCAATATGCCAGAGAACCCGATAAAGAGTTCGTTCGAGTCTAAACGCATCAAAATCAGGTGTCCTCAATGCCACTCCAGGCTTTGCGACAGAATTATCAGCGAGGGCAATTGGATACTTCATTTTAGAAAAGGTCGATACGCGGAAATCTTCACAAAAAGTATGGTCATGACTTGCTTTGGCTGTAATACGACACATCGAATCAACGCCGAAGAAGGAATTATAGAATCATTAAGGC